TAGTATGACTCAAGATCTTCGTGAGCCATACTTACCCGAAAAAAGAAGTAAGTCCCTCCAATACAACTTCACTTTCAACATCGGTTTTTGGATTTTTAACTTTAATAGTATGAGAAAGTTTTGGCATCGTGTCAAAGAAAGTTTCAATTTCTTTAAATTGTTTTGAACTCAATTGTTCAATAAATTCTAAAAGTTCTTTTTTAGTACAATCTTTTGCAGACCAAGATTCTTCTTCAGAATAAACCTGTTCAATACAAGAAGCAATAAGATCAAAAGTTTCTGTTACACCAATTTCAGTTCCAGCAGTGAAATTACTCTTAATAAACTCATCCATTGAAGGATATTTCATTCTTAGGATTAGATTATCGTCTAGTTTAATATCTCTTGAATGATCATCAGAAACTTGAACTTTAATCTCATCAAGATTGATTAATGTGGGAACCTGAGTAATATTATCATCTGGACAAGTAATTAAAACTTCTACATCTTCACCAACAGATTTACCACGAATGTTTAGAAAAAGATATTCAATATCAAAAGTAGAAAGTTCTTCTACTTTTACACCTCTTGTTAAAATGCAAGCAGAAATAACTTCTTTAACTGCGTTTGCAATCTGCTTACTATCTTCACTTTCCATTGCAATAATTAAAACCTTTTCTTCTTTAACAAGAAAAGGTCTATATTTAATCGTCTTTTTTGACGAAGGAATTTCCAACTCATAAGTTGGTGTGGAAATTTTGGGTAAAGGCATAATAATCCTTACAATTCAGATAAAAATATTTAGATCACTCTTCTAGTTCCAATTACCGAATTAGTCGAACTTGATTTACTGGAACTGAAATATCCGTTTGAAATTCCTCCCGAAAGAGTATTATAAAGTTGACCAGTAACTATTGCTTCACCAGTTGAAACATTGACTGGTCTAAATCTAACTCCACTTGCAGACGCTGCACCAGGAGATACTGGAACATAAACTGGTTTATTTAAATTTGTTTCATTTAAGAAATTAGTTGCCAACTCTGGTACTAAGTTATTATCTGCATTTCTAGCAATATCAATGCTATAAGTTCTCCCACAAACATATCTTTCATAACTGAAAGAAGCACTTGCCTTTAAAATTCCAGACGATTCATAAGATATAGCAGTAGAATTTAAAGTTAATGGAAATAATCCATAGAAAGTATATTCAATATAATTTTTATAATCTCTGTCAAATTTTACAATTCTTGTTGCATTACATTTATATTCATCAGGATATCTCATTCTAAAATAATATCCATCTTGATATGGTTGTTCTCTTGATCCACTACTCACAAATTCCATCCAGTGCTCTAAAAATTTTATAGTTCTATAAGATCTGTCAACATAAAATTCTAAATCAATTTGGGTAAATGTTCTGGTATGTGCCATTTTTTCGGCAACTCCAGTATAATTACCAACAATATCTGCTGTTGCAAAAGAACTTCCTGGCAAAGAAGCAGAATTGCAAAGCAATCCAACGGATTCTCCAATAAAACGAGAATCAACTCCTCTTAGTCTAAGATAAGATCTTAATGAACCAGATAATCCACCAAAAATTACCTGATAATGTGAGGTTTGTGCAAGATTGGTAAAAAGTGGTTTAAACTCTGATATTTTCCTTGGTCTTGGTGCAGGCACTCTAAATACCTATTATGAGTATTTTAGTTATTTAGATGTCATACAAGGGAAAATATAAACCATCTTATCCACAAAAATACAAAGGAGATCCAACAAACATCATATATCGTTCTTTATGGGAAAGAAAGTTTTGTGTTTATTGTGATTTAAATGAAAAAGTATTAGAATGGGCATCAGAAGAGAAATGTATTCCATATAGATCACCAATAGATGGAAAAGTTCATAGATATTTTCCCGACTTCATTATTAAGGTAAAAGAAGAAAATGGTTCAATTAAAAAATATGTGATTGAGATCAAACCAAAAAGACAAACTGTTCCTCCACCAAAACAAAAAAGGCAAACAAAAGGATATATCAGTGAAGCATATGAATATGCTAAAAATCAAGCAAAATGGGAAGCAGCAAGAGAATGGTGTGCAGATCGTGGTTATGAATTTAAAGTTCTAACAGAAAACGAACTAGGTATCAAGTAATGGCAGAAAAGAGAGAGACTCTTCTCCAATCCCAAAAAAGAAAACTTGCCGAACAAAAAGCAAAGAAACAACCAACAGACACTGATAGCAATCAAAACCGAGTTCGTTCTGTTCTTAATGGAATCACAGGAAAAGAAAGCGGTGATGATTTAATGTTGGAACTTCTGGAAGTAGTTTCGGAAAGTGGAAAAGTTCCTCAGGCAGGTAAATTTTATATTTTTGTTTATAACGCGAAAACACCACAACTAAGATACGATCAAAATCCATTAGTTGCAGTAACGGATGTCTTTCAATGGGGATTCAAAGGGTTGAATATGCATTGGGGAGAAGTACGCCAATACACTTGGAATGAAGTGGTAGGGTCTTTGTATGAAGTTTACCCATCAGAAATAAAAGACTTACAAGCAATACCTTTTGCAAATTTCCGAATAAATAACTAAAAAAGTATTATAAATGCCACTCAATGTCGGGGCTCCAATAGGGAGTGAAGCATCTACTATCGCATCCACTCAAAATGCATATGCAAATGCTTATGCAGGTGCAACCACATCACAAAACAAAAGTGGTGGTAAAACAACTTTTAGATATCCACTAAAAAGATTAGATAATACTTCTGATTACTTAGAGATTAAAATATTTGATTATATTGGTGGTAGTTTTGAACTTGGTCCGCCAGTTCAAACAAAAACAATGCAGCAACGACAAAAAGCAAATAAAGTTAGTCCAACTCATTATATTATTTTACCAATACCACAGAATATTAGTGATACAAACTCAGTAACTTGGGGAGATGATACTATTAATCCTATTGAAGGTGCATTAATAGCATTGGGTGAATCTGGTATTAAGGAAGGACCATCAGCCGCTTTTACCAAAGCAGTTAACAATTTAAAAAATTTACCAAATATTACTACCGATCAAAAAAATGCTTTAAGCGCATATGTTACTGCCAGAGCAGTTAATGTGCTTGGCACTAACGTTAGTCCAGAATCTTTAATATCAAGAGCAACTGGCCAAGTTTTAAATTCAAACTTAGAATTGCTTTTTCAAGGTGTTAATTTAAGATCTTTCCCATTTATATTTGACCTTGCTCCTAGATCTAGACAGGAAGCAGAAGAAATCAAAGGTATAATTAAAGTTTTAAAGCAAACAATGTCTGCCAGAAATGGTGGTGCAGGAACGGGCAGTAATACAAATGCTGGTCTTTTTATTAGTGCTCCAAGCGTTTATCAACTGACTTATAAAACAGGACCTGCAAAACATAGTTTTTTAAATACATTCAAACCTTGTGCATTAACTGACATTTCTGTAAATTATACAGCATCAGGAACTTATGCAACATATGAAGATGGAGCACCAGTTCATTTGCAAATGTCTTTAACGTTTAAAGAAATTAATCCTGTTTACAGTGAAGATTATGATCAACCAGAAGCAATGGATGGAGTAGGTTACTAAAATGCCATATTTCAGAGAACTACCAGATTTAGAATATCAGTCTCCACTCCCTCATAAAAACTCTTCACAAGATTATGTAAGGGTTAAAAATTTATTTCGTAGAGTTAAACTTTTAGACTGGTTACAAGATAAAGCAACTCTGTTTAATAAATTTCAAATTCAAGAAGGTGGTAGACCAGATACTGTTGCTCAATTAGTTTATGGTCAAGCAGATTATGATTGGGTTGTTCTGTTAACTGCTGGAATTATAAACGTTAGAGATCAGTGGCCACTATCAAATCGTGATCTATATGTTTATGCAGAAAACAAATATACTACTCAAAATTTAAATGCGATTCATCATTATGAAACAATAGAAGTTAAAGATCAAAAAGGTAGACTCATTCTACCAAAAGGACAAAAAGTTGACTCTAATTTTAAAATAACCGTTTCTTCTGGATCAACTTATATTGGTGTTGGTGCTTATGATAATCAAGTTTTTACACCAGACTCTACTGGAGAAATAAATCCAGTTATAGGAGTCACAAATTATGAATATGAAATAAATTTGAATGAAGATAAAAGAGAAATTTATATTTTAAAATCTGGATATTTACAACAATTCTTAAATGATATGAGAGTGATTATGCATTATGATAGAAGTTCTCAGTATGTTGACAAGAAACTAATCCGCACTGAGAACACTCGTCTCATCGGTCCATAAGAGTTTTAGATTCTTATCAAACATCATCACATATCGGTGCTTGCGGGAGCGTTCTCTCCACTCTCCTGCAGCACCTTTCATTTTACCTCTTGAATGTTTGGTGCCGTCTGCATAATAGAAATCTTTTTTTGCATCTGTAAGACCACAATACTTAAAGTTACAAGCGCGATAGATTGTGCCAGTATGAAAATCGTTATCAGCGTAAGAGATGATTGCTTTAACTTCTGTATCCTTTCGTAACTGTTTAATCGCTCTTGAAACGAACCAAGAAGTGATATTATACTCTCCCTGTTGGGTGTCAGGGTGTATGCAAAGTCGTGAAAGTTCAAAGAGTCCTTCTTGTTCATTTCTTGCTAGTCCAAATGCTCCTTGTGCTACTTCTGGAACTGGAAGTCCAGTAAAAATACAAACGCCGACTGGTCCTCCAATATTCAAGGGAGAAAAGTCATTCTTTCGGAACAAACCATAGTTATATCCTGATTTGTAACCTTTTGAAAAATCTTTTAGATAATGATAGGTCAGTAGAAGTTCTTTCGCATCCTTCTTAGAAATCCTATCAATATAGTAATCAGATTTCATAAAAAAAGAGGGGAGGTCCACTCCCCTCATTATAGCACCTGATCAGTCTTCTGCCAAGCGGGCGAAGTAACTGAGTGCATCATCGTCCTCATCTTCCTCAACCACAGGAGTAGAAACTCGGCGGGTGGGTTGAAGGTTGTTGAGTTCACTGCGAAGATCGTCATCAAGATCCTTGACAGAACCGCGAGTGTTATCTTCTTCATCAAGATCTTCAGGATCCTGATAACGAGGAGTGCCCTTGTTACCAACAACATAGTCTAGACGCTTTTTCAGTTCATCATAAGTCTTGAACTGATCAGCAGCAACAAGTTCAGCAAGAGAATATTGCTTCTTCCAGATTGCTTCCATTGCATCATCATCGTCTAGTAGAGTAGAAGCAGCGGCAAACTCACTGGAATCATAGTTACGATAACCAGCAACGTTCTTTGCTTTCAGTTTGAAATTAGCACCCTGCCAAAAATCAAACGGATCAATTGCTTCCTCATCTTCAAACTCAGGTTGCATTGCAGCGGTGAGTTTGTCAAAGATCTTCTTACCATACTTAAACAAGAAGACTTTACCTTCGTTGGAGGGATTAGCAGGATCTTTCACAACGTAGATGTTAGAAATGTAAGTCAGTTTACGCTTCTGCTTACGTGCCAGTTCCTTACCAGCATCGGTTCCGTTGTTCCACAGTTCGGAGTTCAGTTCCGAAACTGGATCCTTCTGACCCAGAGTAGTTAGAGAGTTCTCAATATACCAACCACCAGGACCTTGGAATGCGTGACTGTAAAGTTTCACGAATGGCAGGTCCTCACCATTCGGAGCAGGCAGGAAACGGATAACGGCATAACCATTGCCACTCTTATCACATTCCAGTTTCCAGAGACGGTCATCAGAAGAACCGCCACCTGCATTATTCATTTTTTCAACTTCTTTAACCAGTTTGGCAGTAAGATTGCCAAGTTTAGATTGCTTTTTAAGGTCGGAAAACGACATTTGGATTACCTCGGATTAATTGGATTCGGGGGATTACTCGGATAGTATAACAGGGATTTCCTCAGCGGTCAATATATTGCTTGAGGGATTCGATTGTTTTGTTCATACTACTGAATAAAACTTGCAGATCAGTTTCTGGTGGAAAACCCATCAGGGCAACTGATTTGCGTAGATTCTCTTTCATTTCGACCGCTGTTGGGTCGTCTGAAAGGGATAACCTAGTATACATCACTCTCTGCTTTTCTAGCAAGAGCTCCAGTTTTTCAATATGTTCCAGTTTTGTTTCACGGTCCATCATACCAAAAGTGAGAATACTTCCGTAAATCTCCTCTTGCAACTTGTTGATTTCTTTCAGTTCTTCTTGAATAATATCGGAGTCAAAAAAGTTACTCATCTATGATTTCCCGTAAAATCTTTTTAAAAGAGAACACATCAATATTTAGGAATGGCATATATTTTTTTAATTTCAAACTTACGGTTTCCCACACAGGATCATCAAGTTTCTTATCAAAAGTTTTTGAGAAACCAAATATTTTTTCGTATATTGTGAAAGTTTCTAGCGACAATTGCCCGCTTAGAAACTTTTTGAGAACTTTCGGATGTCCTTTGGAACAGTTGAAAACATCCTGTAATTCGTTCTCCGAGAACAATTCGTTGCTTTGTTCTTTGAACAAGTAAGTCAAACTCTGTTGTCTCCGCATCCATTCTGCGTAAGTTCTTTCGCCAGAATTGATAATTTCTCCAATCCATAAGTTACTAGGGGAATCTGATGCTACAAAGTTTGATACTAAAAAATCTACGACTTCTTTATCAGAATACTTGCGTGAAGTCTTTTCGAACCAGTATTTATCACGCCTTTTGTTAAAGGATGTAATACTGGCGCGAGTTTTCGCGCCATATTTAAAGAAGTCGTATTTTGGATTTGTGAAATGATTTTTGAGTGACAAATAATGTTGATAAGTTTCAAATGGAGTCACAATCATAAAGGCAATTTTGCTCTCGAAGTTCTCTTCATAAAGTTAAGACGAGTTGCGTCCCACTTTAACTTTTCTTTTAGTGGTTTTGAAATAAGTTTCGTAACCGATTCTACCTCAAGTGAATTGATTTCACAATAGTGGCAGATTGCATCAATATAATTAAAACCTTCTAATGCAACAATGTTCTCAATTTCAAGAGCAAATTTAGAAGGTGTTAAAAACTTATTTTCTATTGCCTGTTCTAGTTCTTTATTTGGTTCCATAGAGTTCCAGTTTATCTCTAACAAACTTTCTAATGTATTCTGTGAGAAGTTTGATGTACTTTGATTTGTCTCTTTCTTCATAAACGACGCATTCTCCATTTTCGCAAGCCATAATGATTACAAGTTTTTTAACTGAAATACCAGTCAGTTCGTAAAGCATACATCCATATGCCATACATTGAACAAAATAATGTTCGATCCACTCTCGTGGTTTTGGTTTTTTAGAAGTTTTAAAGTCAATTATTGCTAACTCGCCGTCATATTCAGCGATACAATCAACTGTCCCAGCAATACCTAATTGCTTACTATATAGGGACCCTTCTAGGGCGTAAATATTATTTATACGGTTCAGGTCTGTTTTTGCAATTTTAAAAAGAAAATCTGAGATTGGTTGAACTTCTGGAAGACTTTCATTTTTAAGATGATGTTCTACTAGAAGGTGCATATCAGTTCCACGACTTGTTGCCGCTTTTGTAACACGCTCTGCTTCTTCTTCTCCAACTTTTTTGCGCCAGTTAATAAAAATTTCTTTATTAAAATGACTGGTCACCGAAGTGATGGAGACCAGTCGGAGGAGTTCTTCTTCTGTGGGTACTTTGTAGTACCTTACACCATCAATTGTTTCACGCTCCAACTGAGGGAGATCAATATCAATGTGATTAAACATTAAAAACCAGCATCCATTTTTGCAAGAATGTATTCTTTGACAAGTCCAGAACGAACAATATCATCTACACCAAATTCAATTATATCAAATGAAGGCATTTTACGCAACACTGACATAAAGTCTATGATACCATTGCGCTCATTTGTTTTTTGTAAATCAGACTGAGAAGCATCTCCACAGAAACAAATTTTAGTATTTTCACCAACACGAGTAATAATTGAATCTAGTTCGTGAAAGTTTAAATTCTGAAATTCATCTACAATAATAATTGAATTATCAAGAGTAGTTCCACGAAGGAATGAGGTGCTCCAAAACTTGATAGTTTCTTGTGACTTTAAGTTACCATAAAGCATTTCAAAGTCTGCATCAGAAGGCATTTGGAACATATACTTCACCATATTCTTATAAGGAATCTGGTAAATATCTGCTTTGTCCTCATGAGATCCAGGAAGAAATCCAATCTCACGAGTTGCTACAAGAGAACGAACCAAATAGATTCTTTCATAAGGAGATTGTTCATCCAGAACATCTTGAAGGGCATTATAAAGAGTAATAAAGGTTTTACCAGTTCCAGCACAACCGTAAGCAACTAGATGCTTACCCTCAGTATAAGAATCAAAAAGTCTTTTTTGATTATTTGTAAGAGGTTCAATATCAATTAAGTAATCAGAACTCAGAGGCTTTCTCCTCTTCATTTGTTTTGCGGTCAAACCAACTCCGATTGGTTGATCAGTGTTGCCTCTTTTTCTTCTTGCCATATTAGATCTTTTTTACTTTTGAACCAGGTGCTTTTGATGCTTTATGTAAAATGTCATTCCAACCAGGATTTCTTGCAACGAGTTTATCCTTCCATTCACCAACTTCTCCTGCACTAGGGCAAGTTGATGGGTCGGACCAATCACGAGTCCAGTCTGGATTATCATTTTTCCACTGGTCCCAGTCGTGGATACTCATTTCCACTTCTTTCTGTTCACCAGTTTTTGTATTCACTACGGGGTACGTTGGCATTGTTATAATTTCAAGATATTTTATTTAGATCCATTCAAGAGCTTCTGCAACTGTTGGGAATTGTTCGGAAAACACATTCTTACATTCCAGAGCAATGTCCATATGTTCTTTCTGAGTTCCGTTTGCAGAACGAAGATTGATATAATGTATCCATGACCTGCAAGAACCGGTCATATAGATACGTGTGGGCGTTGCTAAGGGCAATACAAACCTTGCACACTCCTTTGCCACTCCGTGAGAGAGAAGTTCCTTGTAGAGGCGCATACCTTCCGCAAAATGCTCTTGAATTTTGCTTTGAAGTGTTAGTTTTTCATAATCTCCAATATCATCAATCGAATTTTGTCGATTCTTTGTATCCTGACGACGAAGATCTGGAACTGGAATGTAATCTGCTAGAAGAGATGAATCTGCATAGCGTTGCGAAAATTCCTGATATGTAAATGATCTATGACGCAAAATTTGAGCTGCTATACCACGATTTGTTTCAATTTCCAGCGTCATAAATGCCTGCTCAAAAACAGACCAATGATTATGCTTAATACAATAACGCAGTAACCCTGCATAGTTCTCATTGTCTTGGTTACTAGGATTAGAGACCCTAGCAACATATGCCATTGTTTGCTCAGCATCGGGTGTTACACTAATTAGTTTTACGCTCATTTACCAAATCCTTTTGAAGTTTTCTTTTCTAATTCTGCGATCTCTTCTTTAACTACTCGCAGTTGTGATTTCATCTCTATGATTTTTTCTGCTGTATAGAGATGCTCTTGTTTTACAAGTCTTTCAAGTAACTTAACAAGTTTTTTTGCTCTATTAATCCGGGTATCCATCATCGTCTTCAAAGATTTCGTCATAATCGTGGTGTAATCCTTTTTTTACTTCATCATAGTTAAGATAACTCTGTGTATCAGAGTAAATTTCTGCTTTCAGAGAATCTACCAAAAGTTCCAGATTACGGACGATGAGTTTTAGTTTGTCTTTGTCCATAAGATATTGTTCTCTCGATCTATTTTAACATAAAAAAAGGAGGGGATCAACCCTCCTTTACTTCAAGCAACTTGTGGTTGCATTGCCATATTAATTTGAGCCGCTTTTAGAAGTTTTTCCTTCTTTGCTTTTGTTTTAAGATAACGCACAAAATAAGTATTCATCACTTATGCCCCTCCTTTACAAACTTAACACCACGATAGGTTTCGTTGTATTGTTGGGGTTGCTGCATCATCTGCTGTTGATACTCCAAACGCTTTTGCGTATCGTATTCAACGCCGCGATATACTACTTTAGACATTAGGTTTTCTCCTTAGGTTTTTAAATTAAAGAGCGTTCCTTCAGTCGGCTTTTGCGTCTATGAAACAACCTTTTTTTGTAACTTGCTTTACTTCCCAAACAATATCATTTTTTTGCTGGGCATCTAATCTTGGATGAGTAGTTACTCTTCCAATGATAAAATTAGCTTGAAGGCAAGTTAAAAAAAATGCTTCCATAGATGAACGGCTTCGTTCCGAGTCGGCTTACTTCCGTTCGCTATTCGCAAATAGCGAATGAACGTAAGGTCATTATAGACCTATTGAAAGTATATAGCAAGTTTACACTGTATAATGCGATACAGTTTTATAAAATCTTATGGGGTAAAAAAATTGCCGGGATTTTTTCCCAGCATTTTTGAAATCACTTTCTCTTTTTCTTTTCGGGTGATTTATATCCCCAGAGTTTTGGATTGATTCTACCATATCCAAAGTCAATACTCTTCAAGTTCTCACGAAACTTATCCCAGTACATATCAAAAAGTTTAATTTTAGAACCTCGTGTAAGGTCAAAACAGATTTTATCTTCTACAAGATACTTAATAATGTATGCATCATTAGGTGCTTCTTTTGTACATACATCAGAATATGAACCATTTTCAATCATAATTTCGCAACCGTAACGTGACTTACAAGTTTCTTTTTCTGCTGATGTCCAATGATCCATGTGCTTTTCCTGTACTTTATCAATAACTTGATTCACGAACGTCCTCCCCAAATAATATCGGGGTATGCTTGTGAA